GTGATTGTTGGCGGCGGGGTGAAGGACATGGAGCATTACAAGTTCCTGATGGGACGGATTGAGGGCTATAAATTCGTGGAGATAGCAATAAATGATCTCCTAAAGAAGAACTCAAACTCCTGAGGAACGCAAAACCATGACCATGTCAGCACTGGAAGAAAAATGGGCAAAGGAAGAGGCGGAAAAAGTTCCGACTTTGGACGATGCTTACAGCGAAGATGGCAGTCTTGCCGTCGAAGACATCAATGAGTCCGTTCTGGACCGTATTCCAAAGCCTACGGGCTGGCGAATCGTCATCTTGCCCTATCGAGGCGCAAAAAAGAGCAAAGGCGGCATCGTCCTTGCTGATTCCACGATTGAAAAACAGCAAATTACCACTGTCTGCGGCTATGTTCTGGCCGTTGGCGAATTGGCTTACAAAGATGAAGGCAAATTCCCCAACGGAGCATGGTGCAAGCAGGGTGATTGGATTGTTTTTGGCCGTTATGCGGGTGCGCGTATCGGTGTAGACGGAGGGGAAATCCGAATCATCAATGATGACGAGGTTCTTGCCCGAATCAACAACCCAGAAGACATTCTGCACATGTAAGGACTCATCATGGCTAATATCACCCCAGATAGCCAGCTTGAATTTGAGCTGGGCGAAGGCGAAGTAGAAACCAGTATTGAACTTCCGGAGCAGGAATCGGAAGATAAGGAAAGCGCTTCTACCCTAGAGGTAGCGCAACCGGCAGTGGCTCAAAAACCTGAGCCAGAGAAGCATGAGCTGGATCAAGTCAGCGAAAATGTGCAAAAGCGCATTGCTAAATTGACAGCAAAGATGCGTGAGGCCGAGCGCCGCGAACAAGCGGCCATTGATTACGCTCGAAATGTCCAAGCCAAGGCGCAGGAGCTTGAGCAAAAGTTAGTATCTACAGATCAAAGCCGTGTCTATGAGGCCAAATCGCGGGTAGAAACTCAGCAAATGCAGTTGAAGGCGATTATTCGCCGGGCGCGGGAAGAAGGCGATATTGATACTGAAACAGAGGCTCAAGAGCGCCTCATGCAGCTATCAATGGAGCAGCGTCAATTGCAGCAATGGGAGGAATCTCGCCCAGAGCCGCAATCCGCACCAGTGCAACAACAGGCTCCTGCTCAACAGCCCGCATATCAACAGCAAGCACCTCAAAAGGCTGCTCCTAGCCCTCGCGCAGAGGAATGGGCAGCGCAAAATGAGTGGTTTGGTAAAGATAGGACGATGACCTACGCTGCGTGGGGTATCCACCAAACTTTGATTGAAGATGAGGGCATTGACCCTGATTCGGACGAGTACTATACTGAATTAGATAACAGGATTCGGGGCGAGTTTCCAAACAAGTTCCGAACTGCTCAATCGAACAACAGACAACGGTCGAACGTGCCAGCCGTTGCACCTGCTTCCCGTGGTTCCGGGGTAAATAGTGCACGCAGGACGGTGAAGCTTTCACCGAGTCAAGTTGCTATTGCAAAAAAATTGGGTGTTCCGCTCGAGGAATATGCCAAATACGTAAAGGAGTAATAAATGAGCCAAGATAAACTTACTATCGACCGCGCCCCTCGCGCATCCCGTGAGAAAGAAGCGCGTCGCAAGCCTTGGGCCCCTCCTTCGCGTTTGGATGCCCCTCCAGCACCTGCCGGTTTCCAGCATCGTTGGATTCGTGCAGAGATCAATGGATTTAATGACAAACAGCACGTTTTTGGCAGACTTCGTGAGGGCTATGAACTGGTCCGCAATGAAGAACTGCCCGAAGAATATCGCGATACGCTACCTACCATTGAAGATGGTAAACATGCGGGCGTGATTTCTGTCGGGGGCTTGCTTTTGGCGCGTATTCCTAATGAGACTCTTGCCGAACGTAATGCTCATTACAACCGAAAGGCACGAGATCAAATCCAAGCGGTAGACAACGAGTTGATGCGTGAAAACGCGCACTCGACTATGCGTATCCAGAACCCCGAAAGGAGTTCTCGCACTACTTTTGGTAGTCGTTAAGACTACATAACCCTTTAGGAGCTATTCATGGCAAACGTTGATAAAGCCTATGGTCTGCGCCCAATGGGTAACCTTTCTGCTACTGGCGCACAGAAGCAGTACGGTTATTTAATTGCGGACAACCAATCAGGCGCAATTTTCCAAGGCGACTTGGTTACTATCGTTGGTGGTTTTATCGTTAGATTTGATGCAACAGCGCATACTGTTGCGGTTGGTGTATTCAACGGCTGTAACTACGTTGATCCAACTTCAGGCAAGCCTACATGGTCGAACTACTATCCGGGTTCCGTCAATATCACTACTGGCCAAATCACGGCTGACGTAATTGACGATCCTAACCAATTGTTCACCATTCAAGCTGACGAAGATATCGTTCAAGCTGACTTTGGTAAGAATGCTGCTATTGCCTACACAGCAGGTAGCGTTGTTACTGGTGTTTCAGCAACTGAATTAGATTCTTCGACTATTGCTAATACCAATGCTGCGGGCTTGGTACTAAAGCTAGTTGGTTTGAATACACTACCGAGCAATGAATTGGGTTCTAACTTCACCCAAGTCATTGTTAAGATCAACAAGCATTTGTATGGCAGCGAAGGTGTTGCCAACGTTGCACCAGCCTAATAGGAGCTAAATCATGGCTATTTCCCGTTCGCAACTCGTAAAAGAGCTAGAACCCGGCCTGAACGCTCTGTTCGGCATGGAGTACAACCGCTACGAAAACGAGCACACTGCAATCTTTTCCGTTGAATCGTCTGATCGTGCTTTTGAAGAAGAGGTCATGCTGACCGGCTTCGGCGAAGCTCCGACCAAGAACGAAGGCGCTGGTGTCAACTACGACTCAGCACAGGAATCGTTCACTGCTCGTTACACCCACGAAACCGTCGCTTTGGCGTTCGCGCTGACCGAAGAGGCCATCGAGGATAACCTCTATGACCGTCTGTCAGGCCGCTACACTAAGGCGTTGGCTCGTTCGATGTCCTACACCAAGCAGGTTAAAGCGGCTTCTGTGCTGAACAATGCGTTCAACACAACTGGCCCTTACAACGGCGGTGACGGCGTTTCCCTGTGTAACCCTAACCACCCAACTGCACTGGGTCCTAACTTCAGCAACGTGCCAACTACGGCAGCTGACCTGAATGAGACCTCGCTGGAGCAGGGCATTATCGATGTCGCTGGTTTCACCGACGAACGTGGCCTGAAAGTCGCTCTGACTGTTCGCCGCATGATCATTCCTAAGGAACTGCAATTTACCGCAGAGCGCCTGATGAAATCGACCCTGCGTACCGAAACAGCAGATAACGACATCAACGCCATCAAGTCGATGGGCATGGTTCCTGAAGGCTACTTCATCAACCACTTCCTGACCGACCCAGACGCATGGTTCCTGATGACCGATGCGCCTAACGGCCTGAAGATGTTCCAGCGTTCCGCTATCAAGACTGCCTTTGAAGGCGACTTTGATACTGGCAACGTTCGTTACAAGGCCCGTGAGCGTTATTCGTTCGGCTGGTCAGATCCCCGTGCAATTTGGGGTTCAGAAGGCTACACCCCAGTTTAATATGGGGCAAGAAAAAGGGGGCTTCGGCCCCCTTTTCTTTTACTGGCAATAGTGTATATTCAACGTATTCCGGGACTTTTCCGGCATATCTGACAGACCCGGCTGACGACATGCAGACAGATATGCTTTAACTCGCATGTGAGGATATCTTCATGGCAAATACTACCTTCACCGGTCCAGTTATCTCTGAGAATGGCTTTCTGGGCCCTATCGCTGTATCTACCGCAACTGTTGCCAGCGCTTTGACTGCCGCAGATAGTGGAAAAACAATTTTCTTGGATTCGGCGACAGAATTTGTCACGACTCTCCCTCTCCCAGCTGCTGGTCTGCGTTTTACGTTCATCGTAAAAGCTGCTCCAGTAGGTACCGCCTACACAGTGGTTACCAAAAACAGCGCCAATATTATTAAGGGCCAGCAGTACAACGCCGCAGGAGTTGCGGGCGATACTGGCACCGCGGACGACACAATTACCTTTGTGGCAAGTTCTTCTGTCGCGGGTGACCGTGTTGAACTGATTAGCGATGGCACAAGCTGGTTTGCTTATGCATTCTGCACATTGGCCGCATCGATCACGTTTACTGCCACCTAATTAGGAGATCGCTATGGGGTACATGAGCGATTTACAGAGTACGTACCGCACGACAGATGGGGCTATTTTTACTGGCCGAACCCGTATTAAGGCGATATATGTATCGCCTGATGCGGGGGTTGGTTCGGTAAGGATCACTGATGGTAATGGTGGAACTACTCTTTACAGAATAGATGTTCCTGCGGGCAGTAGCGCCATTTATATGTCGCTACCGGAGGACGGTATTTTGTTTAAAAACGGGGCGTATGCCGATCTTACAACGGTTATTTCGGCTACATTCTTCTGGGCATAAGGGGCAGATCATGATGATGAAGATGAACAAAAAGCGCAAGAAATCGGGCATGTCGATGGATAAAGGCATGAAAATGGCCAAGTCCACCAAAAAAGGCATGGCGGGCGATGACATGTACAGCATGGATTCTATGCCTATGTCAAAAATGGGCGGTGGCATGATGGGTTATGCCAAAGGCGGTGACGTTAGCCCGCGCAAAAAGATGGCTATGGGCTATGCTTCTGGCGGTATGGTTGAGTCCCGTGGTAATGGCGCAGCACGTGGTAAGAAGACCCGTATCTGCTAAATCATGCCTAAAAAGCGTGAAAAGCCGATAGCTACCTCGGTCAAGTCGGGCAATTTTCGCCCGACAAAGGCCGGGGCGGGCATGACCAAGCAGGGGGTTGCGGCTTATCGCCGGGCAAACCCGGGGAGCAAGCTCCAAACTGCGGTGACAGAAGATAAGCCCTCAGGGGCACGTGCGGAGCGTCGTAAGTCGTACTGTGCGCGTAGTGCGGGTCAGATGAAACAGTTTCCTAAAGCAGCGGCAGATCCCAATAGCCGGTTGCGACAGGCTAGAAAACGGTGGAAATGCTAAATGGAAATGGTACTGTGGAACGCGCTTTTATCCTTCTTGGTTGCGGTATGCGGATGGGTCGTGCGCGAAAAATCAGCAGAACTTCAGCGTATTCAAATCTTGTTGAATCGTACGCGGGAGGAAATTGCCAAGGAGTACGTAACAAAGTTGGAAGTCCATGCAGATATTAATCGGGTGTTGGATCGCCTTGATCGATTAGATGCAAAAATTGATCGTTTAATGGAGGCAAAAAATGCCAGCTAAAAGCGCCAAACAGAAGAAATTAATGGATGCGGCAGCGCATAACCCGGCTTTTGCAAAAAAAGTAGGTATTCCAACTAAAGTTGCCAAGAAATTTAGCCGCACCAGCAAGGGGATGGAGTTCCAAAAAGGTGGTACGGTCAACCGCGTAGGAGATGCGGTTACTCCTAGCCGCCGTGATCCTGATATTGGCAAAATGATCAAAGAAGTCAAAACCCCCAACGTCGCACACAGTGGCAAAGCAGGGTTGAACCAAAATAGATTTGGTGGCTCGAAGGGGACTCGTTATGCTTCTGGGGGCATGGCGAAAAAAAGCAAAGGATGCTAAATGGCAACCTCAGGAACAACGACCTTCAATCTGGAATTTGATGACCTGATTGAAGAGGCATATGAGCGTTGCGGTCTTGAAAACCGCGATGGCTATGACATGAAGACCGCCCGTCGGTCTTTGAATCTGTTGTTTCTTGAATGGGCTAATCGCGGGCTGAATCTATGGACGATTGAGCAGCGGCAGGTATCTATGGTATTTGGTCAAGCTGAGTACACGCTTCCATTAGATACGGTCAATGTGCTTTCTGCGGTGATCCGCACAGGAACAGGTCAGACTCAACAGGATATTACGATTGATCGTATTAGCCAAAACGAGTACCTGCATCTTCCAGATAAAAACACACAAGCGCGTCCTGCGCAGTACTATGTGCAGCGCACTACTTCCCCTAAATTGTTTGTCTATCCTGCGCCGGATAACACGGAGCCATACATCTTTCGCTATTACGCTGTCCGCCGTATAGAGGACGTAGGGGCGTATACAAATACTTCAGATGTGGTGTTTCGGTTTTTGCCGTGTCTTGCAGCAGGGCTTGCTTATCATTTGTCGCTTAAGAAGGCCCCAGAACGAACAGTCATGTTGAAGCAGTTGTATGAGGAAGAATTTACACGGGCGGCACAGGAAGACAGAGATATTGCCAGTGTATATTTGACGCCAGATTTGGGGTATTAATATGGCGGGCTATGCAGTTGGAAAAGCTTCGCAAGCCATCTGTGATAGGTGTGGGCAGCAGTATTACCTGAAAGAATTAAAGAAGGAGTGGACAGGGTTCAAGGTCTGTCAGGAGTGCTACGAACCAAAGCACCCACAACTCGAGCCTAAACGTGGGATAAATGAACCAATTGCGGTTTATGAGCCCCGTCCAGATGGAGTGCAAACAGTATTGGTTTCAGTGTGGAACGGTGGTGATTCTACAATTGCATCGATAGGTATGCGTCCAGCTCCGATAGCAAAGGCATTGAATGGTAATGGTATGTTGGGTACAGTAACGGTGACTATTACATGAACTACTCAGAACTCACAACTGCGGTGAAATCGTATCTCCAGAACGACTTTAGTTCTACGGAGATGGGCACCTTTGTGAAACAAGCAGAACAGAGAATCTACAACTCCATCCAGTTTTCTTATTTGAGAAAAAATGTGACGGGAACGTTGACTACAAATAACAAATACCTTTCCGCTCCTGCTGATTTCTTGTCCGTCTATTCTATGGCGGTAGTTAAGGCTAATGGCGAATACCAGTACCTGATCAACAAGGATGTGAACTTTATTCGTGAAGTCTATCCTTCCCCCACTAGCACAGGATTGCCAAAGTACTACGGTATATTTGGGCCTACCGTAGTGACATCTACCATAACGGATGAGTTGAGCTTTATTGTGGGTCCCACCCCTGATTCCGGATACGCAGTAGAACTTCATTACTATTACTACCCAGAGTCAATTGTAGATGCGGGTACCTCATGGCTTGGGGACAATGTGGACTCTGTTTTGCTATATGGCGCTCTGGTAGAGGCGTATACTTTCTTAAAGGGTGAACCTGATTTGGTCCAGCTTTATGACACCAAATATAAGGAAGCGTTGATGTTGGCTAAACAACTTGGTGACGGCAAGCAGCGCGGAGATGCTTATCGTGATGGTCAAGTGAAATATCCGGTGAAATAATGGCTATTACTCAGACATGGACCACCAGTTTTAAGAGGCAGCTTCTTCTAGGGGAGCATGACCTTGATACGGACGTACTGAAGATAGCGTTATACACAAGCGCTGCCGTGTTGGGCGCGGATACCACGGTATATGTCACCGCAGGTGAGTCCTCCGGTGCAGGATATACAGCCGGGGGGAATACCTTGACTAATGTCACGGTATTGAGTGGTGATGGGATTGCTTATGTGGACTTTGACAATCCTACTTGGGCAGGGGCGTCCTTTACAGCAAGAGGGGCTTTGATTTATAACTCATCCAAATCAAATAAGGCAATGTTTGTTTTGGATTTTGGGACAAACCAGACAGCGGTCAATGAGAATTTTGTTATTGATCTACCTGCTAATAATCCAACATTTGCCATTATTAAATTGACCTAAGAGGTAGTCATGAGCACAAAAGAGAAATCCAACGTAGCTGATAGCGTGGATGCTACGGTCATCACAAACAAAGGACTGCGCGAAGGTCTGGGCGCATCTGGCGTATATACCGTGGTATGTATCGGTGCTGATGGTGTTGAGAAGTGGCGCGATACGTTCCCCAATCTGGTGGTCAACTCTGGCTTGCAGTTGATGAACAACACCTTCTTC